AAGGGAGCAAATGGGGTAGCGGGGGCAACAGGTATCGGCATTCCAGGGCGGCGCGGACCGCGCGGAAAGCAGGGCATTCCAGGTATTCCGGGTACCCGAGGCGCCACGGGCCCTGCCGGTTCAGGGTCGAGTGCAAGCGGGTTTCCAGGATACCGCCAGAAGTCCGCTCAGCGGCAGCGATTCACGCCATGGGTTGATTCTGGGGCGGCCAACATCTGGAGGGCACCGCAGAAATTCACACAACCGACAACTTTTACCGCTCCAGCAGGGTCTACCGGATTGCGGTTTCAAGCGGCGACTGGCAGTTTTGCTAGCCTTCAAATGACGGGCGGCCTTACCGGCGCTAAAAGTTGGGAACTTGTCGTTGACAACACGACTGCGGGAACATTTTCCCTGTTCAACGATACGCACGTAACTGAGATGCTAGCCGTGGCAGATTCAGGCCAATTTACGTTCGCCGTCCCTAATACGTCAGTGGCAACGCTCAGCGTGAATAGCGTCGACAACCAGAGCGGAATTAACATAAAAAGCAACGCAAATACGAACGGCACTGGGTTGCAAATTCTGAATGCGGCCGGTACCGCTGGTGGATTTCTGGGCATTGGTCCCTGGGCTTTTGCCGGGTCCGCGATCGGAGACACAGCTCTGGCGTCTATCGCCGCTACGCTGCGCCTCATCGGAACTACAGTGCAGATTCGTTCTAGTAGTGCAGAATTCATAACCCTTAACGGCGCCCCGACGACGGGAAGCGCTAGCGGCTCAATTATCGGAAACAATAAACCGGGTTCTACCATCAACTCCGCTGCTGCCCGCTGGCTCCCAGTAAGTTTTGGTGGAACCCAATACTACATCCCAATGTGGAATTCATAGGAAAATCATGAACTCACAGCAATTTGCACAGCTTATGTTACAGATGGTGGAAAATGTCACCATCAAAGCAGCCCGTGATCAGGTCAAGGCTGTTTCGGACATCTACGAAACGCTTGACGGCTTGGCCTCGGGTGATCTTACAATAGCCCAAGTGGAACCGGAGCCCGCAAGCTGCCCGGAAAAGGTGAATGACGATGGCTGAGCAACGACTTTTTAAATGTCTCGCAGCGATCCCGGCATCGGCCGGGAACCTGCTAAACGGCGCGATCACTTCGCTCACCGGCCCGGTCGGGTTCAGCTACACCCAACCGCGTATCATCCTTCGCCATATTCGCATCGTAAACAAGTCGGCCAATGCCGTAGCGGTCTCGTTATGGGTCGGTGCGACGGGCGGCAGCGCGGCTGGCACGGAATTCGCGTTCGGCGCCGAGTCAATCCCAGCCAACTCCCATGCGGACTGGTACGGCGAATTTGTCATGGACTCGACCGACTTCCTGACCGGCTTGGCGGGTACCGTGACGACGCTCGTCGCCAACATTGAGTTTGAAGTTGGGTTCTCGTAATGAGCCTGGGTGAGATTCAAGACATACTGCTGAGTCGCGGCTGGATTGCTGCAGCCGCGCTCGCAGGGATCATTTGGAAGAAGCACGAGTCGCGCGATGAGGCTACCGCCGCGAAGGTTTCTCAGATGGCGACCCGAGAGGAGATTGTGCGCCTTCACATCCGGCTTGACCATCAAGACGCGACGACGCAGGCCAACCACAGGGTTGTAATGGATCACTTGCTGCAGCTAGCCCAGCGCGGCTCAGCGCCTTCGCCAAACCGTCGGCACCGGCCGGGACCGGAGAATCAAGGCGGCTGACTTCGCAGGTTTTGGAGTTTAGCTGCGCAATTTCCGCGCGCCGCTCCATCTCTTCGATACACGCATTGGCGACCCAGGCATAACCTGCCGCGTCGACCATGTTGTCGCGCTTCGGACGATTGACTTGGCGAGACAACTTGACGCCAACCATGATCAGCGCAACGTCGGCCGCTGTGAATGGCTCGCGTAGCTTGTGTGCAAATAGGGCATTGATGATTCCCGCATTCTTGGTGTAGTCGTCCAGGGGGTGCCCGTAATCCTTGTTTCGGTCACCGTGCGTGAGGCGCTGAGCTTCAAGCAGAATGCTCTCGCCCACGTCTTGAACACCGACAGTTGTGCCGTTGTATTTTTGATGCGTCATTGTTTGCTCTCGTAGTTGGCCATGAAATCGCGCCAGGGGGTGAACTTGCCGGGCTCTGGATAGAACCCCCAGTTGTTGGACTTGTTGCCCGAAATGACGAGGGTGTAGAACGGACGGCGGTCAGGTTTCCAATAGTCAAACCCTATGTCTCGCTCCACGACATGCTGCACCGCCCACTTAACGATGTGCTCGTAGTTGGCCGGGCGGAAGTGCGGGCGGAACGCCTTCACTTCGCGGAACTGTTGCACCTCGACGCCGTTCTTAAAGACATGCTCGACGTACGTTCGAAACGGAATCGTGATGAACCACCAGGGGTGCGTGTGCGGTGCGCGATCGTCATCACCGCGCCAGAATTTGTGCAGGCGCAGCGTCCCCCAGCCGACGTACAGAATCCAACGTGATAGGTATGGACTGTCGTGATGGATCACCTTGGAGAACTCGAAACCGAACTTTCTGTTCGATGTGCCGGTCCACCAACGCCACTGCTGCAGCGTTGGGAGGTTTACTTTTTCTAACATGGTGGGTGAGTGCTCGTTTTACTTCGGAATGGATACCCAGGCCGCCGACGGGCGCTTCTTGTGATCGCAGTACAACGGTGCGTCGAACGTGATGCCGTGGTCTGGGTGGGTCATGGTGAAATTCTGGCTCGGCGGCTCAAACTTGAAGTTGTTCGCGAAGGCATATTCGTCATAGCCCTTGGTCGAGCCGTTCCCACGTAGCCGAGCCGAGATGAGTCGGGTGTGGAAGTGGCCGAATTCCATTACATCGTAATCCTGCCCGACCTGAGAATTTCGCGAATTTTTCTTCTGTTCGCCACGTGTGATAGGACCCAGTGGGCCGATGATTCCGTCACCGCCGCGAAACTGATCACCATGCGTGAGCAGGTATCGAGTGTTGTACACCCGGTATAAGGCATCGGAGCCGTCCGGGATGTAGAAAGTAACTCGGGGATCGTCCGCGAACCGTAGCGCCAGGAACTGGTACAGGAGCCAGCCAAATGAAGTGTGATTGCGGTCTTTATTCCAAATCTTCTTGGTGTCACGGTCATGGTTTCCCGATACGCATGGCAGGAAGACGTTGCCGAAGGTGTCCGCCAGGAGTTTGATTCCCGGCACGAGATGCTTGTAGATGTCCAGCAGCGTGGGCATCGTGTTTATATCGTTGGTGGCCGCCAACTCGTCGTGGATGTTGCCAGATATCATGTCGCCGCCGAGCGGGCAAATGATGCCGGGGTACTTCATTTCGGGACTGAGTATGCGGCTCAGGAAAATCGCCGTCTCGAACACGGTGCGCAGACGGCGCCGAGCGATGGGCAGGTTGTACTCGTTCACGCCACCAATCTGCTCGGGCCGCACGTTTTCACCCCAATGCAAGTCACTCAACATGACCTTCGGCACGCCGGGGGCCCCGGCCAGTTTCGGCCGCTCCGCCCATTCTGGGACCTTCAACTCCGACACCGCTTGCGTTGCGGTGCCAATCAGGTGGCGCAGCGCTTGGGCGGTGAGTGCCTGATCCTGCGCGGTCTGTAACTCGCGGCGCAGATCCGCGATGATAGTCGCCGGGTCGTGTTTGGTCTTGAAATCTTTGAGTGACTTGGCCACTGATTACTCTCCGCGCGCCTTCGTGGCGGCCTTCTTGTCGGCGAACCAGACCCGTTTTGGGTTCCGCTCACTGCCGACGTTGACGATGTTGTCTTCGAACTTGGCGCGAAACTGACCCAGGTCAGTCTGCGAGATTCCAGCGCGGCGTACGAAATCGACCTCGTACTCCCAATTCTCGGCCCCCTCCTTGAACATCGCTACCAGCGCGTTGTTGATCTTCTGAGGGATTACCACGTTGCGATCATGGACAGAACGGAAATCGGCCAGGGTCTTAGCTTTGGCGGGCATGTGTGAGTCTCACTCTTGTAGTTTGCATGCACCGATGTTGATGCACGATCGCAGGACATCCTGCAAATAGGTTACTTGGGCGTCTGAATCCCGGCCGATTTTGTCGAGTTCGGGTCCAACGTCGCGCGAATGCTCGACTGTGCTTTCGGCGGCTGGAATGCCGTCTTGGGAACTGTCTGATACTGACACTGCACAAGCTGCGGTCCCGGAGTCGAGCAGGAGCAAATGAGGGCTGTCAGGGATAACAGTGTTGATCGTAGAAACATAGCGAACCTCGGCGGATGTTGAGTTGGTGACACCTTGCGCGGTTTTCTTGGCGGCTATTGCTGCCTGGGCCGTCGCGAGCTTTGCCTGAACTGCAGACAGATTAGCAGCGCCCACACTCCGCTCATGATGTACCAGAGCACCAAAAGCGACGAGTATTGCGACGACGAGAAGTGCATACAGTTTGTCCTTTGTCGGGATACGTGCCCAGAGGGCTGCGATGATGGTGAGAGCGGTCACGCTTCACCAGCGTAGTTGTAGTCCCCGGCGCGATTGCGCATGTAAATGTGCTGCTTCGGAGACGGCACAGGAACCACCTCGCTGTTTCTTGCGTTGAAGGCCGTTACAGACACTGGAGGGCGAACGTAAATCCGGTACTCCCGCATATGCGGAGCCACGTCTCGGCATGTGCCATGCAGTGGCCCTTCGACGAAAAAAGCTTTCATTTGTGCGCCTCACGTTCCGCCATGACGTTGGATGCCTTATAGAACCCTGCCGCGAAAGTAACAGCCGTCACCCAGTAGCCGCCTGCTAGGCTGCCACGAGCGCAAAGCCATGAGGCCAAGCCGATAACGAGGATGCATACAAGGAACTTGCGACCACCGATGGGGGATAGCAACCCATCCTTAAGTAGTTGGCGAGTCGTTCGCTCCGAGTCTTCCCAACCTGTCGGCTCCAAAGACTGTCCATCAGTTCTGCGGAGGCGTTGCTCCAGTTCTGAAGGCGCCATAAAGTCCGGGTCTTGGTGAACGTCTGCCACTTGGTGCATCCCATGTTGAAAACCAATTCGACCAGCGCATTGCGGCGCGCTCGACTGTCGTCGGCCGTCCACTCGGGGAGGGCCATTGCATGCTTGCCAGCGTCGGCGATGTCAGTTTCGAGCTGAATATCTGCCTGCTCCTGAGTCCAAACTAACCCGTTCCAACCGCGCAATGTTACCGGCAGCTTATGACCCCAACCGATCGTCCAGAAGCCGTTGGTATCGAGGTACGCCGTGAGCGAACAGCCCTCGGCCTTCTGGATATCGCGGACGAGAATCGGGTCCAATCAATACTCCTGGGAGCCGGGGGCGGGCGCGCCGTTCACGGCATCGTCAACCGCATCCATCAGGCCTTTTTTCTGGCCGCCGTCGTTCACGGTCCGATCGGTCGGCTTCGGCAGGGCGAAATGGCTCACGAGAGCATCATGCAACTGTCGCAGGATGCCCGGCGACTCGGCCTTGTCAACGGTCGGCTCTGGTTTAACGTCAGCCATTTAGATTGCTCCAAGAAGGTCGGAAAATTCGTCTGGGCTCTCATCTTCCCCCGCTACGCTGCGAATTGCAACCGGAATATCCAGGGAATCGCATCCCCGCACCCGGACGCCGGTCTCGCAGTGGGACTCCCATAGCGATGTCGGTTGGTCCCGCCAGAAATCCCAGTTTCGCCAGCAGTAGAGAATACGCGCGCCCGTGGACTTCGATTGCATATCAAACGGGGCCTTACGCAATAACATGCCAACTTTCTTGCGCGAAAGGTGCGCATTGGCGTTCCGCAGCGCGTCCTGGACGTCGTCCGTTGAGACAATATCGCGGTCAAACGGCGGCTTGCCGTCCATCATCATTTCCGCTACGTGGGTCTCCCACTGACCGTAGCCAACATGGATCATGGAGCGTTTTTCGATAGTCTGCGGCGGCGCGGCGGTCGGCGAAAACCCAGTGAGGTTCTCTTCCTGCACCAACCAGCGCAGCACCCCGGCAGCGCGCGGCGTGTCGAGGAATCCACGGCCGACTTCCTGCTTTTCGGCTTCGGTCCACGCGCGTTCTTGCACCCGGCCGATGCCCCAGCGTCGATCACTGTTATCAAGCTGCAGCGTATCGCGGAAATTCGACGAAGCGGTGAGCTGAACGCGGTTGATAATCTGGTAGGCGTTCAGGCCCTTAAACTCGATTGGGATCGTTTTGCTCGTGATCCACGGCTTGAGCTTATTGGCTATGGCGATACGGTCCATGCGGGGGCCATCGGTTTTAAGCTCCTCAATGGCTACCCACCATGTTCCGGCCAGGAAGGCGTTGAACGACTTGCCGAGTAGGTCCGAGGACACTTCCCGCACCCAGCGGGCGCCATAGATCAACTGGGGAATCGTCTGCATCCAAGTCGTTTTGCCGGTGCCCTGGGTGTCGGACACCAGGAGTGGCGCAGCTTGGATCTTCACGCCGGGTTTGGCCAGGGCGAAGGCGTAGAACTTGATGAGCCAACGCCGAAACACGGGGTCCTCTATACGGGAGCACAGGAATTCCCATATTTCCAGCTCCCGGGGATTAGGTCGCAGCGGCGTGACATTGGTCGGCTCGTATTCGTTCAGGAAGCGGTTGCCATCGTCCTCAACGAAAATTCGCGGTGCGCCGGGGTGGAAGCCAACCCCGTTCACCTTCTCGATATATTTGCTGCGACGCACAGACTGCCTCGGGTCCGCAACCTTGGGTTTCCCCTCGGTGTCCTCGATTAGGGGCATAAACGGCGCGTAGAGCATGTCGAATGCCATGGGTTTTAGACCCATCGCACCGACTGTATCCAGCCCCTTGGTGAACCCCTGCTGCTCCGCCATGAGCGGCTTGTGATAGAAGCGCTCCTGATCGAGCAGGTATGTGATTCGGGGCTTCAGGATTGCCTCAATACTGGACACGGCCCGGGTGTCCTGGCCGACATCCTCGGAGCGCTCCGACATGAGGCCGAATTCTTCTGGCTGTGCGACCCGACTTTGCACCAATGACCCGACTGTCGCCGCGAATACGGTGCCATCATTTTGGCCAAACCCGGCCCAGCGGACTTGAGCCTGGGTCTTACTGTCTCCGTACTTGTCACTCTGGCGACTCCAGCGGTCCCAGAGCTGGAACCCGGCCGCCGAGCCTTCCGTCTCGTGGTGCAGGATTTGCCCAATGCGAATCCAGTTCTCGTAGTCGTCCGGGTCCTCTGTGGCGATGAGCGTCTGCAGCTCCGCCAGGGTGGCGCCGCGCCGATCCTTGGCGGGGGTCTCGGCCGTGGGCACTACCTGAGTATGGGACCGCCACAGGGCCTCCAATGCGGCCGGGAGCGCTGGCAGGGTCGACCAGTGACCGAGCACCGGGTCACCGTAGACCCATTCGTAGGGCTGGCCAGTCTCCGGGTGGATGGTCGGCGGCAGGACATCTTGCACCGTCTGGCCACCGGCCGTAGCGCACCGCAGCTCCAGGCCGTGGAACGTTTCCAGCTTTTCAGGGTCTTTCTTGCCCGGTGCCTTGTACGGGGCCAGCTTGAGGGTGGGCAGCGGAACTGGGAGCCGGAACAGCAGCTTGCCGCGACCTTGCCGCCCGGAACTGATTTGCACGGCGTCTTCGCTGTCGAAATACGCAGTGAGGTCGATACCCTGCTCGGTCAGCCATTTATCGGCAACGTCCCAGTTGTCGATGTCGAGAGCACACGTGCCGCTCCAGGCGTGGCACAGACCGGCAGACATGAGGGCGGCGGCTGCGGCCGGATCTCGGATGGCGTTCTCGCGAAGCTGCCAGTGATCGCCACTCGGTCCCTTGGTGCCTGGCTTGATGCGACACAGAGCCCAACCGGCCTGCGCGTATTCGGCGAAACTCACGCTATGGCGCCGAGCAGGTCTGCAAACTCATTGGGAGTAGTGATAAGTGCCAGGGCACTATTTCCGCGACGGGCTCGGGCAAGCATAAGCGCCTCTTGTACTGTCAGCTTTTCGGTGAGCGAGGTCAAAATCTCGACATCCACCGTGGAGTTGGCGACGATATCGTACACCAAAACGCTGCGATCGTAGCCGCTCTGGGCTTGGCGAGTCGGCCCCAAGCGTTCGATCACTTGCAACCGCAGCTCTAGGTTCCACGTGTTGGTGTAGAAGATAATCGTTCGGCCGCCATGCTGCAAGCTGATTCCGTGGCCGCCCGACTGCGGCTGAATCGCCATGATGGGAATCTTCCCGGCATTCCAGTCGGCTTCATCCGCCTCGCAACTGAACTTCCGGGACTTAGGGAAGCGGGCTTTGATACGCTCCCACTCGTGTACGTAGTTGTACACGACAAGGACGTTTTCGCCGTTCAGCTCGTCAATCAACTCCTCCAGCTCGTCGAGCTTCGCATCGTGGACTTCATGCCATTCCCGCTCAGTGTCGAGTACTGCGCCGCCCGCAACCTGCAGAAGCTTGGTGGTGAGCGCCAGGGCTATCGGGGCGGTTATCTCGTGCTTGCCTGCTTCGTTCTCCAGCTCGGCAAACATTTCCCGTTCTAACTGTTTGTAAAGCTTCGCAGCGTCTGGCGGTAAATCGATATTTCTAACTGAATGGATGGGTTCGCGAAGATCGAACCAATCTTCGGGTCTAAGTGCAAGTGTGCAGTCGGCCAGGGCCTTGTATATCTCAGCCTCGGCGTTGGCGCGCGGGATGATATTGAACGTGTAGGCTTCCTTGATGAACCACCGCTTGAGGAAGGCGTCATAGCTCGCCCCCAGTCGGTGGCCAAAATCCAGAAACCACATCTGGCCCCAAAGATCCTTCAGGCCGTTCGGTGCTGGCGTCCCGGTCAGCTCGATGAAACGCCCGACAGACCGTGCAATCTGAGCTAGCGCAGCCGCACGCACCCCGCCCTGCTTCAAACGGAAGTTTTTCAACTTGGTCGCCTCGTCGACGATCACGATCTTGAACGGCCAGCGGTCGCCGAACTGCTTTACGAGCCATGGAATATTGTCAAAGTTGATCAAGTAAACGTCTGCAGATGTCTGCAGTGCCATTCGACGAGTATCCACGTTCCCGGCGATGTTTACAACCCGGATATCGCGAAACTGCTTCCACTTCTTTTGCTCGGCGGGCCATGTTATGTTGCAAACTTTCTTCGGCGCGATCACCAGCGCTGGGAAGAAGCGGCTAGACGCCAGCTTGAGAATGTCGAGTACGGTGTAGACGATCGCCGTCTTACCCATGCCGGGCTTGGCCCACAGTGCACAGCGTTGCGTGTCTAGCAGGAAGCTCGTCGCGATGTTGGCGTATTCGCGCGGGGTGTAGTCTTCAGCCACGGAGCTTGCTCCAGTCGAAATCGTCCCCGTGACGATTCATTTCCACCTCTAAGAATGTCGCGACGTGCTCCGGGCTAGTCGGGACAAACACGTTGCAGCAATTTTTTGCAAGCATGCGGTGGTAGTACCCTTGCACTGCACTCACCTCGCCGTTATCCGACTTCGTCTCTACGCGGGCAATCCAACCATCCGGGAATGTTAGGATGTAGTCGGGACACCCCACGCGATCTTCTGCGTGGACCTTTTCGCACACAATCCCGTACAGCTTACAGCCTGCCTTGAGCGCGGTTGCGACTTTGTTCTCAGCGCGGCCCATTTAGATGCGCTCCATACAATCGAGGGTTAGCTTGTACAAACTACCCGAATCCGTAATGACCAGTACGAAGTCGCGGTAGGTTGCCATGGACACAACACGCTCGCCAGGGGGCAGCCATCCCGTATACTTTAACGTGTCTATTCTAACGACTTGCATCATTCTTTCTCCCGTTTGCCGTACCTGACGTTGCGCCACCCTTCGCCTGCGATCGGGCAGCCTTCTGCCCAGGGACTGGCATTGCACATGGCGGCGAGTAGTCTTTCAACGGAATAGCTTCCGCGTGGCACGTCGAGAGTAAGTGCATCGTGTATTCGAAGGACAATTGCGGTGCGCTCCTCTGGAGGGAGCGTCTCAAGATACGCCGCAATCGCCGGGACTCTGAGCGTGTCAGCGTGAGCGGCCAGCGCTCCATTGCGAAGAAGTCGATTAGCGACAGCTTGTACGATGTTTTCGAGGAAGAGACCGGCCCAGGCTTTTTCGAGCCGCCAGCCTTTGCCGCGCGCCGTGTGGAATGTGAGGTGCTCACGATGTTGGACTACCTTGTGTGGGTCAGTTGGGTCGACATACTCAACGGTATGCAGCGTAGGCGACCAGTAGTAGAGTCGAGAACCATCCGGTAGCTGGATAATGAGCGCATTTCGGTCAGACCAGATTGTGCAGCGGGCTGCGTAATGAGTCGTTCCAG